GAGGATTAGTTCTCAGTAAACCGAACCACTATAAAATAAGGGAATTGTGAAGTTTCGGATTGTTTAGAAAAACAATGACCTAAACGTGTAGTGTTTTATCGTAAACATTTTTGGACCTGGGTTCGAAACCCAGCACCTCCACCAATTAAAAAGGGACTTTTCAGTCCCTTTTTTTATTTAATCATTTTTGATTTAATCCTTTCAATATCTTCTAAAAGATTCTTTTTCTCTTGTTCTGATTCAAATTGAGGTAATAAATCACCAAGTTTATCTAATATGTCGTCAACTTTATATCCAAAAATTTCAAATCCATCACCGGTATCTTTAACGTCTTTTTCATTCTCAACCTTTGAAACTAATTCTTTTTGACTTTCTTTATCACCAGATTTAGCACCTGTCAGACTTCCTAACCCAACGGCGTCTAAAAATGAATCCAATTTACTTGGTTCTTTAATATTCTTTGTTTCCGCCTCAACATCAATTCCCCTATTTTCAAACATAGAATAATCATAATCAGATTCACTATTACCCCAGTTTTTTAAAATGAATTGTTTGATTGTTTGACCCTCAGTTTTTGCTTTATGACCAGGATTTATTTCACCATGACCGTAAATACTATCAGGACTATAACCCAAAGATTTAACTAATTTAAGTGCTGAAACCGCCTGTACTGGTAAAATGTCCTCATCATTCATACCAATAACTTCAACACCTTCAGCGTTAGAATTATTAATTCCTTGTGGCGCTGATGGGAAATCACTTGAATTTAAAGTATGTGCCCCTCTACTTCCACTTGGTAATGTTCTAACAATAGACCCATCTCTTTCTATAACCCACTGAACTCCTAATCCACCTTTTCTACTGTTAAGAATACCAACAACTTTTTCAGCATCACCTCTACCGGCAGTATGATGGATAACAAAAAAATCTCTTGATTTAAGTTTTTCATTTTTCCTTCCATAAGTTGACATTCCTGAAATATCTCTAATCTCAAGAGTTTCTAAAATATTCTTTCTTTTTTGTTCCGACTCAAATTGAGGTAACAAATCACCAATTTTATCCAATATGTCATCAACACTATATCCAAAAATTTCAAATCCGTCATTAGTATCTTTAACGTCTTTTTTATCCTCAACTTTTGAAACTAATTCTTTTTGACTTTCTTTATCGCCGGCTTTAGCACCTGTGAGACTTCCTAACCCAACGGAATCTAAAAATGAATCCAATTTACTTGGTTTCTTTTCATTTTTTACAACTTCAAAAGTTGACGGTTCCCCACTTGGGTCAGAAAAATCAGGTGTTAATAAATCATCAATGTGTTTACCATATGGTAAACCTACGTGAACATGAGTTGACTTACTCTTACCCCATTCAGAAACTTTTCCTATAGGTGTTCCTATATTAACAGTATCACCCTTTTTAACTGTAACATCTTTTAAGTGAGTATAAAAAATATTAGGATATTCATCAGTTCCTTCAATTGAAACTTGTGTTCCATATATTTTACCTGTACTTCTTCCCGTATTATAAACTTTTGTAACAGTTCCTTTAGTTATTGAATCCCACTGAGTTCCGGCAGGAGCAAATAAATCCCAAGCATTGTCAGATTGCCAATTACCTAACGGTCTCGAACCGTGGTATTTTGGACCATTTTCAATATCACCTGAAAAATTATCTAAAACTTTTGAATTTTTTTCAAAAATGTATTTCATTTTTTTTAATTCATTAATTACTTCTTCATTTAATTTTTTTCTATCTTTATCTTCATAAGATTCAAATTGTGGTAATATATCACCAATTTTATCTATTATATCATCAACTTTATATCCAAAAATTTCAAATCCATCGCCAGTATCTTTAACATCTTTTTTATCTTGAACTTTTGATACTAATTCTTTTTGACTTTCTTTATCTCCATATTTAGCCCCCGTCAAACTTCCTAATCCAATAGAATCTAAGAATTTTTCTAATTTAGAAGGTTCCTGTGTTGTTTGTGCCGACTCAATTTTTTCAAAATCAATATCTTCTAAATTATCTAAGTTTTTTAAGGACGAACAAAATTGGGCGGTTCCACCACCTTCATCTGTTTTACTATCAGAATAAGATAAATGGTAATGAACCCCTGTTGAAAATCTACTTGGTCTTCTATACTCATCAATAAATGTAAATCCTGGATATTTTTTTCTTAACGCACATAGTAAAGTAGATATTTTATCTAATTCATCCTTATCACCTTTTTCTATTCCTTTGAATACAACATCAATAGCATTACCTTTATTGTGTCTACTATTTGGGTATTGTTTATGGAATAAATCTCTACCTGAACCAAACTTTATTTTTAAATCAGGTAATTTTTGTTTAAATGCACTTCCGACATCTTTTAAGGTGTCTCCAAATTCAGGAGTTAAATCACCAACCTCCGCCATTGTTCGTTTAGTTTCGTATCCTAAACTCTCCAAGTGATTTTTAACACTTGTTGCGACAGGACGAGCACTTGATTCTTCTTCAAAGATATATTCTAACTTACGTAGTTCTTTTAATGATTGTTCGTGTAATTGTTTTTTATTCATTATAAAAATGGTATATTTATAAATATTATGGAAAACAATAAATTAATTAGAATAGCTCAAAAGTTATCTTTATCTATTAAAGATACAAATGTTACACAAATATCAAGAAAATTAAATAACAGTAAAGGCCCGTATCAACAAATGATGTCCGTTTTAGAAGGATGGGATTTTGTTAAATTGGTATTTTTAATCAATGCCATTAATAATGGTGAAAAAGAATTTGAATCAATACTATGGAAAGTAGATAATGAAAGATTTACCTACGCAATTGCTAATGTATTTGATACTGAAGTTCAGGAAAGTTGTGATTACTGTGGTGGTGATGGTGAGATTAGTTGCGGTGAATGTGATGGTTCAGGTGAAGTAGAATGTTCTGATTGTGGTGGTGAAGGTGAAAACGAAGAAGGTGAAAGTTGTGGCGAATGTCAAGGTGGTGGAAAAACTGAATGTGATACTTGTGGGGGTAGAGGTACTGAAGATTGTTATGACTGTGGTGGTACAGGTGAACAACAAAAAAGCGACGCTTACGAATTAAAATTAGACTTTTATTTTAGTATTAATGAAGAATTAAAATCAGAACTTAGTAAACTTAACAGATATGACAAAATTGACTCTGACACAATCACAGATTATGAAGATACAAATGAAACTATATTAGTATACGCATCACCGATGGCAATAGAAGTTGAGACAAATGAAGAATTAGAATATAATACCGAATATTTTTATGAAATAGATACTGCTGGATGGGTTGGTAATACGGCTAGTAGCCCAAACTTTGATTTAGATTATTAAATTAAAAAGTTTCTAACCGATTGAGTGTCTTTTTTGAAATCTTCTCTGAAATTCTTTGTAAACTCCTCATTTTCACAATATACCTCAACATGTTCACTGAATACCCAATCCATACAAAGAAGTGCAATTAAATGGTTTTCTCTGTCCATAATTGGTAATGAAACCATAGATTGTGTTCCAAACTTTTTAATTAAAGCTCTTGTTGCAATATCAGGGATAAGTTCACAATCGTGAATAAATAATCCGTCCTCCATAGTTTGTTTAATTAACCAATTATAGTGACTTACAAACACATTTTGTATTTTTTCAGTTATTCTTTCAAGTCCGTCAGAACATCTTTCATATGTCACAGACGCTTTCTGCATTGCTGATGATGTGTAGAAATTACCACCATTGTGAAATTGGATAACATATATTCTATCTGCGTTATATTTTCTTCTTATTTCTCTTAAAGTAGAGTGAACAATTTCGTCTGTTTCTATTTGTTGTGAAAGTTTGTTTCTTGAGTTTTGTTTTGCTCTTTTTTCTTTCATCATGTTAAAAAACCCCGCAGTTATTAATGCAATAACAATTGATGTAACTGAGGTAATGATTGTTGGTATAATTTCGTTCACCTTTCTTTCTTTAAATTTTTATATCACTGATTAATAAATATTAATAAAAATAAAAAAGGGTTAAAAATAACCCTTTTTAAATAGTACCCCCGAAGGGATTCGAACCCCTGGCCCACAGATTAGAAATCTGTTGCTCTATCCTACTGAGCTACGAAGGCATTTATTTGTCACAAATATAGATTAAATTTGTGACAATATTAAAGTTCTTTGACAATATACTTATGACCTGAATCAGAATTTTTCTCAAATAATTCTTTTGTTATTTCAGCTTCTTCATAGGTATTAAACTCCAAGATTTCATCGTGGATGTTTAGAAGGATGACTGGCATCTCAACTCCCTTTTTGTTTTTTATAAATTTAACGATTACAAACATAATTAATATCCAAAATGTGTTCCACTATAATTATCCCATTCGTCATCAAACGAAAATTTCACTTTATCATATTTTTTAATGATTGGAGATGATTGTTCTTCTATAAAGTTTGGATTTGAAACAAATTCTTTCCATGTATAGAAGTCATATAAACTTTCTAATACCTCCAAAGGAACTAATATAAGTTTATCATGAGTCAATCCCTTAACATCATTTCTATATTTTTCTGATATTTGTATTTTGTTTTCTGACATAACAATTTAAGTATAATAATACTTATTGGTAAATTCAATTTGTCCTAATAAATTTTTATTAATATCTTTGTGATTATGAATGGAGTATTAGTTCTTAATTCAGATTATAGTCCCTTAAATGTAACATCGTTTAATCGTGGGTTTAATTTAGTCTATAAAGGGAAAGCAGAGGTTGTTAAATCGTCTGACGAGCCAATCGTATGTGGTATTGTAAAACTCGTTAGACCCGTTATTATTAGACTTTTAAACTACGTTTCAATCACTCGTAGACGTATTCGTGTTAATCGTCATAGAATCATGAGACGTGACCACAACGCTTGTGTTTATTGTGGAAACAAAAAAGACCTTACAATAGACCATATCGTCCCTAAATCAAAAGGTGGTGGTAACACATGGGATAACCTAGTTACGTGTTGTATAACGTGTAATTCAAAGAAAGGGGACAAGTTATTGGGTGAGACCAATATGAGGTTAATGAAAAAACCCACAGAACCTACTATATTTTCGGATTCTGTGGGTCAATCTTTACAAAAAGTTTGGACTGAATATCAAAAGTCTTTTTAAAGACCTTGAACTATTGAACTTTTTAATTTTTGTTCCAAAGACTTAATATCATCTTTAACTCCTTCGATATAATTGTGAAGATGTTGTCTAACACCTTGTTTGATTTCTTTATCGTCAAATTTAATTGATTGAGATACAATATCTTTTAATACTGGTTGTTCACCATTATTTGATTGTGAAGATGTTTCAACTGCCTTTGAAACCGCATCAGGTACTGCAGATTCATATCTAAATATATCTTTTGCAGGTATTTTATCTAATTCTGATTTAATACTTTTACCAAGTTCAGACGATGGTGAAACTTCCAATTTACCTAAAATGTATTCAATTGCTCTATTTTTAAATTCAGTTTCTTTTCCTTGGAAAATAACATCAAATGATTTTTCAAATTCTGAATTTGTTGCTTCGTTAATATTGTTATTTCTAAACTTAGTTAACGTATCAAAGAATTTTCTGTAATTTTGTTTGTCGAACTGTTCTGATAGACCACCCAAAGTTTTTTCATATTTCTTTGATTTAATCTTATTAGTTATAGATTCACTTAAACTTTTATTTTCTTTCATTAGTTTTAATTTTCCTGTGATTTTATTTTCAAGACTTTCTTTCTTAATTTTTGTCATTAATCTGTTATATGATTTTTGACATTTTTCTATTTGTGTATTAATTTCTTTATCTCCGTAATCATATTCAAATGAGTTTAATACGTTGTTTAAATTAACACAATTTTTTCTTAATGGTACATCTGGGTCTCTTTTAATAATATCTGCAGCGTATTTTAATTTGTTTGTATTTTTTACATCTTCAGTTTCTTTTTTATCAGCAGTTCCTTTCGTAGTCGTATTATTATTTTTCTTTGTGTTTGTTGGTAAACTTTCTCTATATTTTAACCACATATCAAAATATGAAGTGTCTTCACCATTTACTTCCTCCTTAAATTCAGCGAGTTTATTCAAATTCTCATCAGACCACGCATAATATGTTTTACCATTCTCATCATATAATTTGTTATATATCCACATATCAAAATTCGCAGCAGGATACATACCACAAGTTCCATTTGGAACAAAATAAGTTTTATTAAAAGTTTTTTTCCACCACATTAAGAAACTTCTCATGTAGTCGTTTCTAGTTTCATCAGTAGTCCCAAGTCCTAAGAATTTACTTTTATTTCCAATACTTTTACATCCCTGTCTTTTAATTGTTTGAACGTCATCTATCACACTACCACCTGTGTTACCTCCAACTACGTTACCTCCACTATTAACTGGAACAATAGGTGTAGAAGCAACTGAACCATCAGTAACTACAAATGTTGAGGGGTTAACTGTTCCACCACCAGCTAACCATTTCTCATATTCAGCACCCTTATCAAAATAAGCATTTTTAAGAGATTCTGAGGTTATATATTTTGATTGAGGTGGTTTTCCGACAGATAAACTACCCTTTATTTTGCTATCACCATATTCAGGATATGTTTTTAATAACCACGCTCTGAACGCATCACTTTCGGCACTTTTTGTAAACGGTAATTTTACACCATCATAAGCTGGTTTCTTTTTGTCTTTTTCGTCCTCAGGTTTAGCTGGCTCGGAATTTGTTTTCTTTTTTCTAATATATACAGGTTGTATAGCAGGAGAATAACCTGTACCATATGACTTATACTCATAATTTGAGGTATCCTTATTAAACTCCTTAGCCGTGGTAATTTTAAACCCCGACTTTATATCGGCGTCATATTTAGCCTTGTCTTTAACTGTTAATTTATCAACCTGCTCTAGTATTATTTTTTTCATAATATTTTTTTAAATGTGTCCTGGCGATACAATAAACGTTGTCCCGTTCCATTCAGTAGTACTTTCTGAACCGTCTTCGTCAACTCCCCAATATTTTGTATCTGATTGTTTTACAAATGATGTTTTGGTGTCAAAACCACCCGGTTTAGCGGCATAGGCTTTAAATTCTGCTTCAGTTTTTGATTTTCCTTCTTCCTCATAGTTTTTAGGTATCTCTCCTTCAACTCCCCAATATTCCTGGTCACCAGACATTTTTATTCCCCAAGTGTTTTTACTTCCGTCAAAGAAATTAACAACTAAAATTTTATTATTTTCATCCCAATCAAAAGACTTTATTCCTTTTGGTTTACTTGAGTCATTTGTCGCCTGGTCCGTGCTATAAGTTGCAATTATTTTTGCTTGTAAATCTTTTGGTAAATTACGAAAACTCTCTTTGTAGATTTTTCCCCATGTATCCCCTAATTTACCTTCCGTTAATTCTACAACCCATTCACGTAGACTATCAAAATTGTATACTCCAAGTGCAAAACCAAAAAGAAGAACAGCTTTTAATTTCCATCCACTAAATACACTTTTAGTTGTATTTGCACCACCTTCAACCACCGCTTGAGCCGCTTTACCAACTTCACCTCCAACTCCAATCAAATTTTTAGCTTGGTTTACAAGACTCTCTTTGTTTGTTGCATATTTATCTACAATTTTTTTAATTAACTGCTCTTTTGTTATACCATCAGTAACTAACTCATCTTCAAGACCTTTTAATGTTTCTTTTGACGGGAAATCTTTTCCTTTATTTAGGTCTTTCATAATATCGTAAACATCGTCAATACCAATTTGTTTTACACCTTTAGGTGTTGACAAAATATCTGTAACACTATTTCTTAATTGTTTTTTTAAATAATCTTTCATTTCTCTACCAAACCCTGATAAATTAATAAGTTCATCTTGTTCTTTTAAATATTTTTCTAAGTTACCTTGATTTTGTAAAGCTCGTACAAAATCATCCGCCGGAATTGAACCACCGTCAGCAATAGTAATTTTTTTAAAAGTTCCATCAACATTTTTTGTAAATGTTGTTATTATCTTTTTAATACTCGGATTTGAATCTATAAAGTTTTTAATTACAGTCCGTTGAACCCTATCGTCTCCAAATTTTAAAAATCTAGCAATTAACGAATCTTCCTGTGAGGTAGTTAATCGATTTAACCTAAAATCTTCTACAAGCTCTTCAAAAGTTTTTTTAGTATATTTTCTAGCTAAGTCTTCAAATACATTGTTCATATCAGTTATTTCTCGTTTAGCAATTGATTGAGCTAAATCATTAACATCATTTTTTGCGAAAACTCTTACTAAATCGTCAAAAAATGATGATGGTATTTTTCCTTCTGTAAGAATAGGTAATCCAATAATTTCCCTATATCTATTTATTTCTGATAAAATTTCCTTGTTCATAAGTTTTTTTATTATAAATATTATTTAAATTGATTAATTTTTAATTAATGTGTCCGAAACTTGGATTGTACCTTCTAAGTTTAGGGTTTTAAGCCATTTTTCATTATTTTCTTGCATTTTTTTCTCTAATTTTTTAGCTTCTAATTCTAAGTCAACACCTGCTTTTCCACCACTTACAATATTATCATAAGCTTTTTGAGCTTCAGTTCCCAAATTACTATAATCCACAATATCTAAAATTTGTTTTGCCTGTTCAGGTGTTGCGTTATCGATTGCCTTAAGAATTTTATCTTTTTGTTGTTGTGTAAAATAACTTAATGACAATGCCCATAACCTTCTATTTTTTTGAGTTATAGTTTCACCTGCTTTATCTTCTAAAGCTTCTGTTATTTTTGTGTAACCATAAACTAATGCTGGTGCCGTGTAAGCAAAAATATTAATTATAGGGTTTGAAAGTTTTCTAGGTATTGATGTCGCCTTTGTACCCGCTTTAGCACCTGACTTTAATTTTTTCATAATATCATCAGAAGCCTGTTTCATTATGTCAGCGTATTCGTCACTTCCTAGTTGTCTCATTAATCTTTGTTCTTCACCTGTCATACCTAATAAAATATTATCTACTTGTTGTTTTGTTGCGTTACTAGGTATAGATTTTAATTTACGTTCAACTGAATTAATAACATCATCACCATATTTTAATTTTTTTAATAGATTCTTTACAGGACTACTAGCCATTAAAAATGGAAGAAATACATATGCTATATCCATTTTCATAGCCGCGTAATCATCAGCTTCATAACTCTTTTTTAAAGAATATAAATTAATCGCGGAATCCACCGCAAGATTGACTAAAAACGATGCCGTAGCACCTAAAGATAATCCTCCTGTAACAAGTGCGGTACCAACCATTAAAACTAAACTAATTGCCAATCCATTTTCAGCCCACCACGTATCATCACATGGAGGAGTTGCGTCGTTCCATTTAGCAATTTTAGGTCTACCTGAGGAATCATTATAATATTCCCCAACTGTTTGACCTTGTTTATTTTTTACCCTACCATCAATTATCGCCTGTAAAAACGCTAAAACTTTTTCTTCTTCACAACCATCTATAGCCTTTTCAATCGCTTCTTTAGTAAAAATATCGTAAATAATATCATCATCTAAAATACTTTGTCGATATGCATATTGTAATTGGGAATTATAAAATTTTTCAATTGCATCATCAATTTTAGTACCTATTATAGATATTGTATAGTCCTTTGTTTTTGATGGGTCATTTATATCCTGAGCAGTAATTTTAACAAAATTTTCACTCCATACGAAACCACCCATATATGTATCTAATAATTTAGGATAACTTTTAAAGTTAATTGATTTTTTCCATTTTTCCCATTGTTCTTTTTCCCTTTCTTTAACATTTTTTCTTGAGCCTGTAGCTCCTTTAGGAATAGGTATAAACGGTTGTCCCTCAAAAAACTTTTTATATTCCTCAGGACTATTTTCATACATGTATGTGAAATAATCATCTAAACCTACCCACTCAGTTCCAAATTCTTCGGATTCTGTCATATCAAATTCCCATTTTATTTTTTCGGAATAGATATCTTTTATTTTTTTACCTACATATGGTCCTTCCGTTATTGAATGATTAAGAGCGTTTTTAATATTAGTGTTACAAAATTCACCTTCTGTACTCAAATTATATTTTTCTTTAGCGGCTAAAGACGGATAGTTTTTATTAAACCAATTTCTAAATTCATCACCTTGTCTTTTATCTTTAAAAAAACAACCTGAACCTGATTGTTTTGAACTTTGTTTTTTCTCAATTTGACCTCCAAGTAATGTCGCATAATTTATGTAAGTATAATATCTTTCAATCATACTCTTATTATTCAAAACATGTTTGGACGCATTTTTTATATTTGTGTTACAAAATTCACCACTCTTTGACAATACATATGTTTTTGCAATTTCAGGATAAGTCTCCACATACCATTTTCTAAAAGCGTCTCCATCTTTTTTATCTCCAAATGGACATCCTTGTTTTAAAAAGTTTTCTTTTGTTTTTTGAGCTTGTTCCGCAGCCTTTTTATCTGACTCAAGTTTTTTTCTTTTTATTTCTTCTTGTTCTTTTTTTAATTTTTCATTCAAAATTGTTTGAGCGTTCTTACCTTGATAAGGAGATATTTTTAGTTGAATTTCACCATTTAATGTATTGTACTGAGGTCTTCTAATAAAAGGTTTTTGACCTGAACGAATGGCTAATTCATCCATAGGATAACCTTGTTCGCCACTCTTTCTTCTTACATAAATTTCGTTATCTACTAATACATCCGCAAAACCTGTGCTCTTAGCATCAGCATCAAATCCAATAAACCCTGGAGTAATACTTCGTTTATAACTAAGTTGTAGTGCCGCCAATTCTGCTAAAGTCATATTTGAAAGTTGATTAAGAAATAAATCTACCACACCGTCAAACTGTTTTTGAGAATATTTGTAAGTGTTAGATTTGGATTGAGCTTGTTTATTCAACCAATTTAACATTGTAATAGGACTATCTCTAAATATCGGTATTTTTTCAACAGTAGGTGCAGGTATTCCTGTCCTACGAGCTTCTTCACCTCTCTCAATCGCAGCCCTTATATTTGGGTCATTTGGGTCAGGTTGTTCAGAAATTACTCTAATTTCTTTTTTATTTTCATTAAGAGTTTTTGACGAATCATATTTCATCATTAACAATACCCTTTCTAATATTTCTTTTTGATTACTATCCATTTTACCAAACTTGATTTGCCGAACCACGTTTAACGCCTGAGTCCCATTTCTCACCCTTCTTACCTAACATGTTTGCAGGTCCTCTTGTTATTACATATAATTCACTCCAATTTGACCCTCTTTTATTTGTGTTAGTAGTTCCACCTCCACCACCAGCGGCTGCGTCTTGTTCACCTAATTCATCTTTACTACCTTTTTTTCTGTTATCAGTAGTTAATTCTTTAAGCAATGAAATTATGTAATCAACGTCTTGTGTCATTATTAGATAAATATAACACTACCGATAAAAAAAGTGGAGTTATTAGAATAAAAACGAAGGTGGAATTTTCTTTGGATTTGATGTATAGAATTCTTCCATAAAATCCTTTAACTCATCTGTATCCACTTCGTATTCTTTTTCATCTGACGCTTCTTCATCAATAATTAATTCGTCAGTATCTTCTTCATATATAATTGGGAAATCACTTGATTCATAGTCATAGTTTTCCAAAATGAAAAAACCAGACTTTTCAACAAAGTCCAGTTCAAATTCATGTTCTCTTATCTCGTCTTCACCGTCCTCTTTTAATCTAAAACTAACTTGTATGATTTCAGATTTTGGATTGTAATAGTAATCAACGATTTCCTTAATTTTCATTTCCTTAAATGATTTTCTTGAACCACTTAAGTGATTCATTGATTTGTTCTTGTACTAAATAAGCCTTTGATTTTACTTTAATACCTTCTTCAATTTCTTCCATAGAATATGATTTAGTTGAACACTGTTCACATTGTTCACCCTCTTTTATTCCACCGCCACACTGCTCACACATTTCACCTTCTTTCATGGATGAACATTGTTCACACATATCACCTTCATATAATCCAGTACATTGTTCACAAACTTTTTTAAGTTTTTTATTAATGTTGGTGTTTCTATATTCGGTAACTTCACCCTCATTATTAACGGTAATCCCTTTTTCATCTAACGCCAAATTCTCAACGTTAAGAATTTGTTCTTTTGGTTCGTTAAAACCACGAGTAACATAACCATCATATGGTTTTCTATGTTTATCTTTAATTGTATTTTTTTCTTCTTGTGTAAGACCTAAAAAGTATGCTCCCATAATATTTGTTTTCTAGATAAATATATGGTTGATTGAATAATATTAATTTATTATATTTTACACATGGAAAAACCTTATCAACTATTACAACCAGTTTTTAAAGACCATCGTGGGTCTTTTACACCAATTAAACTTTCTGACAAGTGGGTTCAATCAAACATTAGCATAAACGATGATATATTCGTATTTCGTGGATTACATTATCAAGATGAACCAATGTCTCAATCTAAATTAGTTTCCGTTATTCAAGGAAAGATTATTGATTTTGTTATCAACTTGGATAAAGACAGTGAAGACTTTGGTAAACTTGAAACATTTGTTTTAACATCAGGTGAATCGGTATATGTCCCCAAAGGATACGCTCACGGATTTTTAACACTTCAAAGTGGAACAATCGTTAACTACTTGGTAGATAATGAATACTCAAAAGAACACGAAGGATGTATTCAATGGGATACCGTAGAAGAAGTAAAAGATATTATCACCAAATACATGAGAGGATTTAACTTTAAAGTTAGGATTAGTGATAAAGACACTGAAGGAATTACATTGGAAGAATATAAAAACAAATGACAAAAGAAGAAGTAGAAGAATTGGCCGAAGGAGCAATTCTATTAGATGGATTTGACGATTGTATTACAGGAGTTGTTGAAGAGTTTGGTAATGGTGTGAGAATACTTTATTCACGTGATAAAATACTTGAGTCATTACAAAAAGATATGTCTTATGAAGATGCTTTAGAATATTATTACTACAATATTGTTGGTGGACACTTCGGTGAAAGAAATCCTTTGTTTTTACTTTAGAAGTAATTTGCGTAAAACGAAATAATTTTTGGTGCGTATCTTCTTAATGCGGAATTAATGTTTTCAACTGTTACTTCTTTATTTTCATCTTCAATTATACTGATTACTCCGTTTACCATTTCACCTTGAGCCTTATTAGCCATATCTAGTAATTCATCAAATGCTTCATTAGTATCATTATATTTGTGTTCGTGAGCCAATCTTTCTTTACCCATATAAAGATATGGTGATGCCGCAAGCATATTAACAACACTAGACTCTCTTAATTTATTTAGATATTTTTTCAAATATAACATGTTGAAATGTTTTACTAACATCGCATGTAGTGTTAAATCAGTTGATTTATTTTCCTGAATATTTTTTTTTCTTTTTCTTTCTCTCATTTCATCAAACTCAGATTCATACATCCATTTATCTTCATCCAATAAATAAAGACTTGACCCATTGTCCCATTTAACAACATACTGAACAAATCCAGGTCCTTTTTGAATTCCTTTAACAGTTCCTCTATCACCAAAAGATAATTGAGGTTCACCTAATAGTTCAATGACAACAATTCTATCATCAGGTTTAAGTTCAGGATTTAATTTCTTACTCATATATTTATAAATATAATGAAATATATAATTAAAGAATCTCAAAAGCAAATTATCCTTGAAGCAATAAATGATAGGATTAAAGAAGTTCAAGAAGATGGTGTTGAACTAACTAAAAAGATTGTTGAAGACACTAAATCACATGCTTCAATAAACTTAAAGATGATGCTTACATGGGGTGCTGCAATTGGAGGGTTTATGGGTCCAATTATGCAATGGTTAAATGGACAAGTACCAGAGTTAACAGAAAAAGATTCATCATTGATTGCTGCCGGTATTGCGTCAGTAATATTCTTCCAAGAAAGAAGTTTTACCAAATCAATTATTAAAAAGATTAAAGAAGACGGACTTGAAGAACCATTTAAATTGGGAGCAATTAAAGCCAATCAACTTAAAACTGTTTTGGCAGGTTTTTTAAAGAGTTTAAATTTATCAGCGTTCAGTGTGACAAATATGTTAAGTTACGCATTCTTGGTTCCAATCATACCAATGATATATGATGCGGTATCTGAAGGTATATGGGATATGAAAGATACTGAAATGTTGGTTAAATCATTATCGGCATTTGGATTAATAACAATTTCAGGTAATTTCTTAAAACGACTTATGGATTTAATCGTTGATAGAATTACTAAATAAAATCAATCTTTAATTCCAAATCAGACGTTCCTCTGAATATTCTGTGATAAGTTCCTTCAGGGATTAATAATACTTGTCCCTCGGTTAACTCTATTGGTAGTTGATTATCCATTTGAAATTTCCATCCATCACCTTGTACCACTTCAATCAATCTATCTTCTCTATCACGATGCCATTGTAGTTCACCACTATCAACATTAGATTTAAAAACTCTAATCTTTGAAGTTTCTGTTAGTTTTCTATCTTTATACGGTTTCATATTACCAAAATCCTGGATAAGTTTTACCGCCCCAGAGGTAACCAAAGCGATTGAGTCTACATGCCCAATAACCGGCAGTTAATCTGTCTTTCTTTTTAGAACACTGATGTCTTGCCGCAAATGATTTACGAGCTTTAGGATTAGATACCTTAGCGGTTAATCCACCTTTAACATCACCAAATGAAATTTTCTTAACTTTACCTGTTGATGGGTTCTTTACATAAACAACATATTTCTTTCCACCGCTACTATTTCTTCTTGGTTTACCAAGTTCTACTTTCTTACCATTATGTTCTGCCTCAGAAATAAATGATTCTTCCATAGGAGTATCCAAGTAAATAACTCTACCACTTGATAATCTAACCTGTGTTCCGAAATCAGATTCAATAAGTTCAACATCATCTTCATTTAACTCAACCATTCCTTCGTAATATAACTCACGAGCTTCGTTAATAACATTAAAGAATTCCTCAGAACCAAATCTGAAGATATTATCATTCAATGGAACTTCATTTGTTATATGATAATTAAGGTGTTCTGAGATAAGTGGTTTCTCCACCGATTCGTTAAGAACTTTTTTGATTAATTTTTTAATATTCATTTTTTACTTCGTAATAAGAAATACAACCCAAAGAACAATGCTGAAATACAGTAAAAAATTCCTGTGGTAATCCAATAAGAACTTGTGTAGTCTAAAATTAATTTGAACATTATGTCGAATCCTAGTGGGTTGAAAAACATTGCGAGCATAAGGCAATAGGTGGCAACATTTTCCTTTAGAATTCGTTTCATTTTTGTCATTATCCATTAATGTGGGTTTAAAGTTTATGAACAAGGTTCACTTTATTTATAAATATATTTGTGTGGAGGAATATTTTGTATATATTTGTATTAATAATTAAATAATCAAGTCCTATGAAAAACTTATTTCTTTCTCTTGTTTTAGTGATGGTTGGTTTAGTTGCCAACTCACAAGTATTTGTTGTAAAAACTGATACTATTCAAAAATTCCAACACCCAAAAGAAGTTAAGTTTATTCCATCGTTAGAAAATGGTCTAATTAACTACACTAAACTCGGTAAGGGGGAAGTTGTTTACACTATTGATGTAGATAACAAATCTTTAACTATGAAAAATGGTAAGGGTGTAATGTTTAATTTTATTATTACTGAGGTATTCAAAAATCCATCAAAAGATATTTTAGTTTCTTTTGAATGTGTAGATACTAAAGGGTTTAAAGGTGTAGTTGTCCTTTATAAATCAGATAATAAATCAGTTAACATGTTAGTTGAGTATGGTATTAACGATGAAACCACTGAAGGTTACATGTGTTTTGATGTTAAATGTAAAAAGAAAAACCCTCGTTAGAGGGTTTTTTAATTATTTCGGTTGAATTCTTACAAATTCATCTTTAGTTAACTCCTCATCAACATTGATTAAAAGATTGCCCTCCCTATCCTTTTCAGTTACCCTACATCTTCCTTTAACTCCGGGAAATCCATTTATTTTATAATAACTTGTAGGTTTTAAATAATTACAAAGTGCTGAGAAATTTGATTCAGGGTCGTTAAAGAAATTTTTAGACGCATTACTCAATCCTGAATCAAACCAGTTACCACCTGAATAGTCGTCTTTATATTTATCAGAAATGTGTCTATCATCGTCTGAACATCCTCCGCTAGCTCTACCATTAAGTATTTGATTAAATCTTTGCAAATGTAAGTCTCTTGTTTCACTTTTAAAAGGGCTTTTTCCGTCTTCAACACCTAATGGATTGTTATTTTTTACAGAAAATACCCATTTACCCCCCTCAAATCTAGGGTCAGCACAAGATTTAGTTTCTACTACAGTAAGAACACCTTTTTCAGATATTAGTTTGTCATACGCATCTTTCTTAACCACAAGCAGACATCCAGCATGACTACCATATTCAGGTATTATGTCATATTTACCTTTACCAAATAATCTTTCACCAGTTTGTCTAGCGATTTTACTCATATCGTCTTTTTTTCTTTGAGGTACCTCAATTGTTTTGACACCGGCAACATCTATTATACCTAAACTAGATAAGTCAGGATTTTGAGTTGTATCTTGTTCAGATATAACTTTTTTTATAATTCTAACTAAGTCATTTTCAGTTAGTCTAATTAATTTTTTCATAGTAAATCATTTTATTTAATAAATAGACGATTTTTTAAAAAAATTATATACTTATTGCTAAATAAATGAAATAATGGCAGCTAAATCAACAGGTTCAACGAAGTTATCATTCGGAGTTAAGAAATCAGGTAAATCAACAAAGAAATTTACATCCAATAAAACAAGTAAGAATTACAAAAAACCTTACAAAGGACAAGGGAGATAAAATGAAAGAATACATTAAAAAACAAATCGGAAACATTAAACAGTTTTCATTCGCAGAGATGACTTCCAATAGTTCAGGGAAGACTTCAGGAAGTGGAACGGCGGGTCTTTACATCGTCTTTATTGGAGGATTGACGTTCCTTATGGGTTGTGTAGATAAAATGTTTTTAAACAAGGATATTGACGTTATTACACAATCAATTATCCTTGTTGGCATCGGGGCAACTCTTTTAGGTTATAGAAAATCAAAAGATAAGACAGAAGAACCTACGGTAGAAGAAGTACAAGAAACTACTGAAGAAGAAATTAACGATTAATTCCACCATCTTTCAATATTTTCACTCAAGATTTTGAAAAGTAATTTCCTCGCCCTTTCGTGATTGTATCTTCCGATATTCAAAGCAATTCTTGATTTAACCTCGTATGAAGTTAAGTCATCGTTGTCCATTTTAAAAATATGATATTTTTTATCGGTAACAATTTTCTTATACACCAATGGATATTTTTTGAAAAAATCATTTAGATTTTCTTTTTTCAAACGTGTCTCCATATAATATCCACCCAATACATCTTCAATATCATCACCTGTCGGAACAAAGAAAAAATCTTTATCCTCATAGTCCATATATTCCATAACATAAAACTCTTCCTGAACTTTTTCCATCAGTTTGACGCATAACATCATTCGTTTAGCATCAAGGTCAGAATTCATGTGAAACCCTTTTTCTTTAATGTATTTAGCCTGTTTTTCTAACTTGAACTTGAATACCTCAAAAATATAATGGTCGTCCCAATCCCTGTCTTTCCAAATAACAGGAAACCACTTGATTAGATTACCAACAGATGTAGAAAAGTTTCTAACGGGATTTCTAAAATATTTCCAAATAAAATCACTTATTTTTTCTTTCATAGTTCAAGAATTGCTTTTTTACCAATTAAATTTTTCTTTAAGGAAACAATACTACATTCAAAGTCCAAAGAATATTGTGTTAATTCTTCAGATTCTTCATACTTTTTAACATATAAATCAATCAAATTTTCGGCAGATTGAATTTGTCCAAAGTGGGTAATCGAACCAATTACCTTACGTATCCATTGAAAGTCCCTATCCATAGGACAAATATACATAATCTTTCTTAATTATACAACAACGCAGTTAATTGCGGATTACTTTTTTCATACATACGTATCATAATCCCTGCTTCAG